GATAACGATATGGACGGGGGCATGATGGTTCCCGCATACCAAGGATCCCAATAAGGGATCCTTTTTTTTTTCTAAATACTGGTGCCACACCAGCACACCATGGAAGAAAAGAAACTTGAAGAGAAGAAGAAAGGTATTCTTGGAAAAATAAAAGAGGCAACAGATGACAAAGAAGAACAGCTTGCTATTCTGTCTACTTTTGTTAGGCTTGGGATCCTTGTTTGGAGTGGCGGAATACTCACGTTGGCTTACATACAACTCCCCCCAGCTCTTGGTATTCCCGAACAAAAACTAGATCCAACTTTTATTGCCAGTGTCTTCACTGGCGTGCTTGCAACCTTTGGTGTTCAGGCAGCCAAGAAGAATGGAGATGGAACTTTTAAAGCACAAGGTGCTGGTATTACGAAGGCTGATCTACAAGAACTTATTAATGCTGCCAAAGAAACAGCACCAGCACAGGTGATCAGAGTAGAACAAGCTCCACTAGTAATCTCTGCAGTTGAACCTAAAAATGCCAAGACAGATAAGGGAAATCAGAGTACCTAGAAACGTAGTATCAGAGTTACCACGTCCTGTCGTAAACACTTCTATACCAGTTGTAAGAGGTGCAAAACCTCCTGTAGTAACGGGAATATCACCCCCAGTGGTAGATGTTCCTAACACTACTATTGATTACCCCACACTAGATGTTCCTGTAGAACAACAGTTCCAGGGGGATATGTCACCTCAACAGGAACCACAAACTTCTACACCTACTCCTGATACTAGAGACTTACCAACAACACCAGCAATACCTACACAACCTTCCTTTGAGGTTGGTGGTGTAGATATTCCTATTCCTGAACCTGGACCACTAGTTGCAGCAGGTTCTCTCGCAGTAGTGACTACTGTGGTAACACTTAGTGCAACGATTGCAGTAGGTCAGGCTAAGACTGCCTTAGAACCTCTGTTAAAGAAACTACTACAACCTAAGAAGAAAAAGATTAAAGTTAAAAAAGTTACACCTGTTCTTCATTTCATACCAAATGAAGATGGTACTGTTGAGTGTATCGAATACAATGCAAAAGGTATGAGGGTATTAGAAGGTGGCATAGAAAAGTTAGAGCAACATCTCAGGGATCAAGTGGAGTTAGATGCTCTATGGGAGTATGATAATAAATTAATTATTGATGAGGAACTATCAAAGAACCTCACTAAAGAAGGACAGAAAAGATTTAAGAAATACTTTGCTGCCCCTAAAGTTATTGCTAAGAAACTAGGAGCTAAGTTCTCTTTCTAAACAAGAGTTCCGTGTGCCCTTCTGATCTCTCTGAGTGCTTCGAGATCCATATTTTTTGTTCCTCCGTCATATGCGTGGGCATAACCCTCCTCAATCATTTGTTCGTTGAGGGACACCATGTCGTCCCCAATGTATAACCAGCCAAGAAGGCGACCATATTTACCGACCCCACCAACAAGTTCAGTCCTAACAGACAACTCATCATCACCAGCGATAGTACTCTCCAGTTTCTCTTTGAGCCAGTCGGTTGCTTCGATTCCAAGTGCTTTCTCCTCTAGGTTTCTCGTCCTTTTCTCTGGCGTATCAACTCCTGCAACTCTAACTCTTTCTTTCTTGTATAAGTCAAACCCAAGATCAATGGTGACATCAATAGTATCACCATCAAGTACACGGTTGATCTCCGTGACTCTGAAGTTGTAACAACTTTTTCTGCTTGGAGGGGTCATGGCTGCCATGGTCTAACTCATAGAAGGCGGTTCTCATTATGTATAAGATGTAGTAACCAATTCCTATTAGAAGTATGAGGATACACCAGATGACACTCCAAACTGGATCGTTGAAGTTCTCGTGTGTTCTTAATATTAGATTCACTTGTGCCCCTTATCAAAGGGTTGCCAGTGCTGCCATCCATGTTCGTGGATTAGTTGCATTCCTATCACTGGTACAACTATTAAGGCATAACAAAGACCTCCTAAGAAGAGGCCATTATTCATTAGTGAAGAGATCATAATTCTCTTAAAACTCTCTTACTATATTAGATACAAAGAGTGTTTAAGACAACTATTTGTTAGGGTTTCAGAGTAGGATTGCACCGATCACAAAACCCTTCACAAAGGTGACACAGAGCATCTGATAATCAGTCAAATTGAAATGATCTTGAAACTTCCTGGCCATTCTTTTGTCCCAGGCGATTACGGATTTGATTGGATTTTTCATAAGTTTTTAGTACGGGTTTAGGTTCAGGTTGAGGTGGAGCTGGTGGTTGAAGAACCACGATATCCGCGCATATGCCTGCATAAGGGCTGTCAGGATGGAAACGGACTCCCATTCTCATGGCCTCTCCACATTTTAACAGACGAACTAGTTCAAAGTCAAGTCTAGCTTTATCTGCTTCTGCTTGTTGTCTTTCTATTTCTGTTCTAGCTCTTTCTTTACAGAGTTCAACACCACTACCATCAAGAGGAACATTGACTCCTAATGTGACACCCATATTACGAGACCCTGTAATATATGATTCTGGATCCCAGTTGTAGTTATTGTTACCCATGGCAAAGGTTTGTACTGACAGAGTTGCACCCTGACATACAACTCCTGAACCATAGGCATTAGTTGAATATGGACCTTGTAAAACCTGAACTGCCTGATTGGTAACGTTACCTGTTGCAGATGCTGAAGGTCCAGCTATGTTGGTATTCTGTGGAGCGTTGGCCAGTGCGTTACTGGGTAAAAACACTGATGCTAGTAGTGTAACTTTCAGTAGTGATCGTCCTATCAATTTCAATCTCCGATGCTATACCAGGTCCAAGATATGTTTCAGAGAACTGAAAAGGTGCACCTGGATCAATCTGGGTGTAGTTGGTGTCAAGTCCAGGGTTGGACGGGATATTAATGTTGGTTCCACTTACGGTATAGGATTCACCGGTAGTGTATTGGACCTCTCGTATAAGTTCTACGACGGTCTGTGTGGATGTGGTTTCAGAAGTTACTGTACCTCTGGTGAAGTTTGGGACAACACTGGCTGTATGTCCGGGAAGTTCAAAAAGAACTCCCACTAGCAAAGCCAGTGAGAGTTTTCTTATCATTGGAATACACTGAGTTCGACGGTTCGTTGTCCGATACCTGTACTACCGGCTCCTCCGGCTGTCACAGTAGGAACACCACCAACGGTAAGAGTACCAGCAAGAGTTCCTGCTGTTCCACCTTGATATTGTGTACTACTGCTATAGATTTTTGGTTCATCAACACGACCACCAGAAGTCAGAGATGTCTGTGTAGCGGTAAAGGTGTCACCAACAAATGCAGTTTCTGAGAAATTGAATGCCTGACCAGAGGTGGTTACTGTGTATGTACCATCTGTGACACTAGCAGGAGCTGTAGCTGAGGAGGTACCAAGTTGACCTAGAGTTGAAGCTGTAATGTTTGAACCAGAAACACTATACGAAGAACCCAATCTTGTAGATGTTACCGAGGGACCATCAACAGTCAGTTGTACAGAATCTACAATTCTATTTGTGATTTGTGCGGCTGAGACTGGCATAACAAAAAAGGTGGTCCCTGCCAAAGCAAGTAATACCCTTTTCATATTTTCATACCTTATGAGTGTTACTCTATTTAGAAATCTGAATATTGTATGAGGATATATATGGTAGTCTCAAAAGTCTCATGCAAAAACTTATCAATGTATTAGCCGTCGTATCCTTTGCTGTCAGTGCAGGTATTGTAGCAGGTGGTGCATATGTTTACTTGGAGAAAGATAACTTAATTGAGTCAGTAAAAGAAAACATTACTAAGGAAATTCAAGGAATTGTGGGTGATGCACTTGTTGGTGGGTTAAATAGTGGTGTACCGGAAGTTCCTGGTGTAGAATCAGGAGGTACAGACTTACCCTCCCTTCCATTCTAATATGTCTGACAAACAAGTATCTGATTTTTCTATTAAACGTGACGAGTGTCCTGTGTGTGGGGCCATATGGTTAAATGGTCAACACACATGGAGTACAGGCAGACAAGGTGATGAGGAAACTCTAAGTAACCTTGTCTGTGGTATCAAAGATAGTCTACAATGTATCAACTCCAAACATAAAGTAGGACATGTCTATGCAGAGAAAGATACTTGGGAGAAGAGGAGTAGGGTTATTAAACAAAAACTGAAGGAGATTGGTGATGCCTAAAGGTAAAATGTTAAAGTATGAAATGGAGTCTCATCTTTATAAGTTAAAAGATGAACTACACAATAGGTCAGGAATGTGTGAGTCCAAAGGTCTAGCCAATGAGTATCTCAATAAGGTTCTAGATAAGCTTGAAGAGTTTAGATACTAAGCTAAGCCCAACCTTTATCGGTAACAAACCTATTCTAGTAAAAACCAACACTCTTGTTAAGTGTCAGTTCCCAAAGTGGCCACTGACTTAACAGGGGTTTTCTTTTTGGGTTATAATAACTGGGTAAACAAAACTTTACATAAATAAACCAGTTACTTGTGTTGGTTTCAACACTAAGTGTTTATACTCACTCCTCTTAAACCAAGACCTATAGGGAGTCTAAAAACGTCTTTCATACCTGTATCTAAGGGTGATACGGGAATAGTAAAACCATCATTTCCCTGATGATCTTACTTTTTAGTACATTACAATGGCTACACTTTCAAGGCAACAACAAACATCCACATGGAATAACTTCTGTGATTGGGTGACCTCCACCAACAATCGTCTCTATGTCGGTTGGTTCGGTGTACTGATGATCCCAACTCTGTTGGCGGCTACCATCTGTTTCATTATTGCATTCGTAGGTGCTCCTCCTGTGGACATCGACGGTATCCGTGAACCCGTTGCTGGTTCACTCATGTATGGCAACAACATCATCTCTGGTGCTGTCGTTCCTTCCTCCAATGCAATCGGTCTACATTTCTACCCCATCTGGGAAGCAGCCTCACTCGATGAGTGGCTTTACAATGGCGGTCCTTTTCAACTGGTAGTCTTCCACTTCCTTATCGGCATCTACGCTTATATGGGACGTGAGTGGGAACTTTCTTATCGTTTGGGTATGAGACCCTGGATCTGTGTGGCATATTCCGCACCTGTAGCTGCAGCGAGTGCAGTATTCCTGGTCTATCCTTTCGGTCAAGGTTCTTTCTCCGACGCGATGCCCCTGGGTATCTCTGGTACATTCAACTACATGTTGGTCTTCCAAGCAGAACATAACATCCTGATGCACCCC